ACGGAACAGCAGCAGACACAATGGCAAGGCTCGGCATTGGAACGGCTGGACAGGTGCTCAAAGTCAATTCTGGGGCAACTGCGCCAGAATGGGGTAGTGCTGCTGGTGGAACTTTCTTGGGTTGCCGAGTAACAAAATCCGTTACTCAAACATTAACCACCGCAACGAATACTGCGATTACTTGGGATGTTGAAGATTACGATACAAACACAATGCACGACAATGTAACTAATAATTCTAGAATTACTATTCCATCTGGTCAGGGTGGATATTATTTAGTTCAATGCAATTTATCTTTCAATAACCCAAATACACAGTTTTCTATTGCAATTTACAAAAACGGAACAATAGTAAAAAGACATTTTACCGCAGGCGATCTAAATCACGATTATGACTTAGAAATTACTGCCGTTCTAAATTTAGCAGCCGCAGATTACATTGAGATTTTTGGTGCTCAATATTCAGGAATAAATAAAAATGTTATGGGAAATACAAACGACCCTCAAAACTCAGCATTTCAGGTGGTGAAATTAGGATGACCCTTTACGAAGAATTAATAAGTATTTATCCAGAATTAGCGGAAGATGAGAGCATTTTTCGTAATAAAATTTTATTGCGCGATGATTCAGATGGAGAAGGCGCATACATTGAAAAATGGAATTACAACCAGCCAATACCCGCTGGCCTTAAATTAGGCAAGTAGAACAATCTATAAAGATAATGCCTAAACTATGCAAAGCTGGTCAGCAATTACGCGAGCAGATAGATGATGCGTTCCCCGATAGAAGTAGAACTTCACCAGAGGGGTGGCTCGGTGATCAACGTCATGCAGCGCGTAAGTCCGATCACAATCCAACTGCTGAAGGCATTGTACGTGCCATTGACATTAACGCTAATCTGCAAACCAACCCAGCCGAAGCATTTGATTTGGCGGATCAGCTACGGCTACTTGCCAGAACTGATAAGAGAATCAGCTACATTATCTTCAACAGCAAGATTGCCAGTTGGAAGAAGAACTATAAGTGGAGAAAATACACAGGCATAAATCCACACAAGACACACATTCATATTAGCTTTACTGCTAAGGGCGATACAGATGGCAGTATGTTTCAAATCCCTATATTGACAGGAGAGCCCTTAAATGGAGCAAGCAAAAGCAGTAGCAGCAAGTTGGGCAAGAAGCTTCTTAGCCGCCGGAATAGCAACCTATTTGGCAGTAGGCTGGGATGCGCCTGCAATTGTCAATGCAGCGTTAGTGGCGAGCCTTCCAGTAATTCTTCGTTGGTTAAACCCTAACGATACGGCGTTTGGTCGGCGTTGAGCCCGGCTGAATGGGCAGGCTTTGTAGCTGCCATCCTTTCCTGCTGTGCGCTCATTGTCGGTGGGCTCAGATACATTATCCGACATGAAGTGCCTTCAATACTTGAGGCATCAAATATCGTGTCGCGCATAGATAAACTTGAATCAATGGTTCTAGAATTGCTTACTCATGAGCGCAAGAAGAATATCAAAAAGCGAACAAGCCGCTAAACGCAAGCGCAAAGAAGCGGCTGCGCGCAAAGCATCAACAGACATTCTGCGACCCATTGATATTTGGGCTGCATCAATTGTTGAATGTTTTGAGGCATTAGTTCGCGCTGGATATGGTGAAGATAGGGCGCGCTGGTATATTGAAGAACAGTTGCGTTTACCTGATTGGGTAATACAGAATCCTAATCATTCGCCGTATGAAGATGAAGATGAGGATGAAGATTAAGCGAATTGTAGTTATCTCTGATCTACAAGTTCCATTCCACGATAAGAAAGCTGTTAGAAATGTTGCCCAGTTCATCAGAAAGTACAAGCCTGATGACGTTCTATGTGTGGGCGATGAGATTGACTTCCAAACAATTAGCCGATGGTCAACAGGTCGGGATGAGTGGTCGGGAAGCATTGGTAGAGATCGTGATGAAACTGTGCGAGTTCTCGCCGAGCTTGAAGTACGACATCTCAGCCGAAGCAATCACGGGGCAAGACTTTACAACTCCCTAAGCAAGCGCCTGCCTGGGCTAATTGGTCTACCTGAATTGACCATAGAGAAGTTCTTGCATTTAGATGATTTAGGCATCACATACCACAGCAAGCCATATCAGTTCCATGATGGCTGGGTAATGGTTCATGGCGATGAGCAGGCTATCAAGCCACAAGGGGGTTTAACAGCCCTAGAATCGGCTAAGAGGCATGGTTTATCGGTGGTTTGTGGTCATACCCACAGACAGGGTATATCAAGCTTCACAACGGCTTCTGGGGGCGTTTTAAGGGGTGTTCTGACAGGCTTTGAGGTTGGCCATTTGATGGATGAAAGCCAAGCTTATTACACACGCGGAACATTTAACTGGCAAAAAGGATTTGGAATCATCTACATAGACAGAAAGCGTGTTCAGCCTGTTGCCATACCTATAGAAAAGGATGGCAGCTTCTTGGTTGAAGGCAAGCGGTATGGTTGAGGATATTTTTCCAATTCATAGAACTATTGATGATCATATGGATAACTTTGATGGCGTGTCGCTTATTGACAAATAGCATATAGACCCCTCAAAATAGGATTTGAAATCCTATTTGAAAGGGGTTTAGGGCATGACGATTAGATATGATCGTAAATCGGGTGCGTATACCGATGGCAAGCACTTTGTGCGAGCTTCATTTATACGCGATTTCGCTAAGAAAAAACTCGGCATGAGCCAAGAGCGCGGCAGAATTAGTCGCGAGGTTTTGGCTGCTTACTTTCTTGATGTACATGGGGTGAGCGCAGATGTTGAATGATATTCGCTTAGTGGAATTAGCACTTTATTGTTTTTTATTTGTTTTAGGTGCATACACAATCGGTGTATTCATTAAGGAGAAGGGCTACAAGGAAGGTTGGGCAGATGGGTACAGACGGGGCAAAGCAGTTGCGAGCGAAAGATATATTGACTAATGCAAACGACACGATCATTAATAGAGGGTCAACGCATGGTCATTACGACCACACAATGTTACGAACGGCAAAGCTATGGGAATCATACTTTGAAAGACCTGTTGAGCCGATGGACATTGCAATCTGTATGGCATTGGTCAAGCTCGCAAGAATTATGGAAACTAAATCAAATAACGATTCTTGGGTGGATGCCGTTGCCTACTTCGCAATTGCCGGAGAACTCGCGGTCAAAGATTGGAATGATCTTAATGCTTTCTAGATCACCTAAGGGAACTTGGTGTGATTACTGTAAGAACAGACATGGCACTAGCAGTTTGCGTGGACAAACGCAAGCTGTGTGGCAAGTTACTAGCAAACGATATGGCAAGTTAATTGTCAGGCATTACTGTCAATCTTGTGCTAATGAAGTGCAGGCTTGGCCTGATGGCACAACCTGGACTTTAAAAGAACAAATTGACTATGCAAAAGGAGAAACCCTAGATGTTTAATTTAGCAAACTATGAAGATGTAGATACGAGGATACACAAGTTCTATGAAACCTACCCAGACGGCTCAATACTTACAGAGCTCATCACGAATGAAGAAAAAGAAGGCATTGTTATATTTAAGGCAGTTGCTTATCGCACCCACGTTGATACTGCTGCTTCCGCCATTGGTTATGCGCGCGGTGCTCGCAAAGATAGGGGTGTTGATCGCGATTTTTGGTTTGAGAATTGCGAAACTAGCGCAATTGGAAGATGCCTGGCTAATCTCGGACTTAGTGCTAAAGGAAAGCGAGCAAGCAGCCTTGAAATGGCTAAGGTTAATGAAGCTCAATCAGACACTCCGATACGTGTACGCACAGAAAGTCATAAACAATTTCTACAAACAACAAATCCAACTGCTGAAATAGTTTGGGATACAACTATTGAGCCACCTGAGGATGTAGACCCGGCATTTGATAATGCTATTGATCTGCTTAAAGAAAAAGTTGGAGCTCATCCGCTACCTATGTGTAAGCACGGCGCACGTTTGCTAAAAGAGGGAACAGGTGCTAAGGGAGCATATAGAGGCTGGACTTGCAGCTTGCCAATGAAGCGTAAAGCTGAACAATGTAAAGCAATCTGGATGATGCTAAGCAAGGATGGAACGTGGTCATTTAGACCTGAAGATGAAGAATTGTTAGTGGGGTGATGAGATGTTAGTGCTAGATAAATCACTTGACGTGTGCGACAATTGCAACGAGCCAATTACGGCTGGGTCTGCAAAACCTTGCAAATGCCACACATGCCAAGTAAGGACTAACTAAGTGAGTAATCAAAGTCGCAAGCATAGAGGCTATGCAACTCAGCGCATTGTAGCAGAATACTTGCAAGGGCAAGGCTGGAAACATGCGCTACCTGTTGGTGCAGGTAGAGATGGCTCAGACATCACGGGAATTGATGGCCTGGACATTGAAATCAAAGCTCGGACTAACCTGGACTTATCCGGGCTGATGCGCCAACTTCATGATCGCAAGGCAAACAAAGGGATGGGCGTAGGTGTTCTACGTCTAAATGGTCAGGGTGAGAAATCCGTTGAGCAATACGTTGCTGTTCTCACCTTGGCTGATTTAGTGTATTTATTGCAGGCAAGTGGCTACTGAACCTTATCTAATACATCGTTGCAAAGGATGTGGACTATGGATATATGGAAAAAGAGATTACTGCGAAGAATGCAACACGCCCAAGGCTACGCACAAATAACAAATAAACTTGACAAGCCCGTTATGCTAGGCATGCCAGCAAGCCTGAAAGGCAGCTTGCACGGCAAGCCAGCATTCGCAAGAGCTATGTTTATTGCTGGCTTAGCAATTGCACTATTTCCGCTGCAAACAATACAAACAAACGCTGCTGAAAAACGCAGCTATCACGTTATGAATATTAAGTTATATGCCTACAACAAGATGGAATGGAAGCAGTTTGAATGTTATAACTGGCTTATACATCATGAAAGTAGATGGAACTACAAAGCAAGAAATGGTAGTCATTACGGATTAGGTCAGATGCGATCTAAATGGTATGGCACACTAAGTCCATATAAGCAAGTCGATGTGCATATAAAATACTTAAAGCATAGGTATCATAAGCATGACTATGCATGCAAGGCATATCAGCATTGGAAGGAACACTCATGGCATTAGGTGAAGTTGTATTAATTATAGTTGTGTTTGTTATGGGTGCTGTTGCATTATACAAAGCAGGGCAAGGATTGGATGATGAGTCTTAAACCATACAGAGCTACATCTCATTGGAAGAAGATAAGGTTAAAGGTGCTGAATCGTGATGCATGGACTTGTAACTATTGTGGGGAATCTGCTAATGAAGTTGATCACGTATATCCCAAGTCCAAGGGCGGTGAAGATACGTTGGATAATCTGGTGGCTGCGTGTAGAAGGTGCAACATCAAAAAGAAAGATGCCGTTTTTTTAGGCTCAGCGTCTACCCCCCCT